CCAAGTTATCGTGTAACCAGTGGAGGCACCCTGACGAATCTTGAGTATCAAGTTGCATGGCCCCGCAGGGTCAACAAAGGTTAGCGTCGTGCTGGCACTCAGCTCGATTGACTGCTTGTTACTGTCCGTCCAGTAGATCGTCTTGCTGGAACCAATCGCTGTCCAGATGGGCATCGACGAGAAGGTTGAGGTCTTGAACGCAATGTCACCGGTCATGGTGCCACCAGACAGTAGCAGGTAGTTACCGCTCCACAGTGTCCATGCGCTGTCCGAGTAGACGTACATCACGTCCTCAGTCGTGTTCCAGTACAGCGCACCGTCAGCCAGTGGGTCACCGTCGTTGTCCAGCGTAGGAGCTGATGCCTTGTTGCCAAGCATGCGGTCATCGAATGTATCCAATGCCAGCTCAGCAGAAGTCTGTGCAGCAACAGCAGCCACACGCGCAGCCTCAGCTGCGATTACGTCAGCAGCAGTCAGCACTACGTCAGCATTAGTGGTAACCACGTCAGCATTGGTCAGCACCAAGTCGGCAGCAGCATCAGCAGCAGAGGCAGCCGCAGCAGCAGCCGCAGCTCCACCCCAGTTGGTGTCACCGTACTTCCGAGTGGCAGCCTCTTGGTCAGCCGTTGGGTCAGCCACGTTCTTGATGATGTAACCACCGGCTTCCCACTTGGTGTCCGTGTCCAAGGCCATTGCGTTGGCCGTGAAGTCATCCTGTGCTTCCTGCACAAGATAGAACAGCTGGTTGGCCGACAGGTCGAGGTCAGCCTCGGTCAAGTTGCCAGCATCCTGAAAGTCCACAAGACGTGAGTCGTTGGTAGTCCGACGTTGAAACAGAACGGCCACTCCCGAACCGGGGGCAGCAACGAACTGAATCGTTGTCGCGTTGAACCATGTGTAGTGCGTCGTGACGGTCTGTAGTACACCGTCCAGATAGACTTCTACCATGGACTGCTCGATGTACGCCTTGTTGAACCCGAAGTTCGTAGTGACGGCATCGCCAGTATAGGTTTCAGATGAGAGTGTCATTCCTGTCTCCGTTAAAGTTAAAGGTTACAACCATTCATCATTGCGTGGTCGTGTGGCAGGTCATACCAGACCCGCACGAAGTTTCCTGATGACAGTACCTTCCCGTAGTTTGAGAAGGTGCCGGGGTCGGTCGAGTTGTAGCTGTTCAGGTGCTGACTGGTTACAGTCACCTCCCACTCAGTTGCAGTACCAACACGCGAGGTGAAGTCACTGACTGAGGATGCAGAGCTGTAGAATCTCTTCACGCCTGATGTCCACGAGGTATTAAAGTATCCCCAGCAGCGGTTGGCATAGTTGTCCAGATTGGAAGCGGTTTCCATGTCAGCCGTTGTCCAGCCACTCGGTGCGCCCCATACGTCATAGCAGATGTAGCAATAGTGCGCGTTCGAGTTTGCACTCATCGTCACATTGAGATGTACATCCACGTCAACCGGGATAGCACCTGTAGGCAGTTCTGTCGAGAAGTCGCAGTACAGTTGCGTCTGCATGTTGTACATGGTGCTACCAGATTTCAGATATCCAAAGTATCTGAACGAAGTGGATGTGTGTGTACTTAGCTGTTGCACGGCAGGCCAAGCTGAAGTGGTGCTTGCGTAGCCACCACCTCCAACGACCATCGGATAGTCTTGATATAAAGTAGTCATCAGAAGTAATTCAGTCCGATGGAACCGTAGTAGTTGGTTCCGTTCCAGTAGAGGCACACCACGTCTATGTCAAGCGCACCAGTACTCAGCGTTGGTGCAGAGCCTTGCGGCCACTTAACTGACGAAGGCCAAGTGACTGTCCGATTGCCAGTGCCATCCTGTACAACCTCAAGCACGACGTTGCATGCGCTTACAGGGTCAGTCCATGAGCACGCACAGTTCGCACCAAGCGTGACCTTTGCCTTGTTACCAAGAGTCCAGTCAACAACCATAACAGCACCCTGCGTACCCTCATCGTTCAGGGTGTAGGTGCCTGACTTCATCAGCAGGTTGCCGGTCATTGTGCCGCCAGCCAGCGAGAGCCATGCCCACGATTCCCATGCGGAGCCAGTGTAGACATTCATCTCGTCACTGGTTGAGTTCCAGTACAGGGCACCCTCAGCGAGAGCGTTACCGTCGTTGTCCAGTGTTGGGTCGGATGCTTTCACACCGAGGTATCTGTCGTCGAAGTTATCGAGAACAGTCTCAGCAGAAGTCTGTGCAGCCTGTGCAGCAACCTTGGCAGCTTCACACAGTGCAGTCTCAGCTTCGCAAAGTACAACCTCTGCTTGGCAGTTGGTTACTTCGGTCTGACAGTTGACCAATTTAGCAGCAGCATCGGCAGCACTTGCAGCAGCAGCTGTAGCGGCAGCACCACCCCAGTTGGTTTCACCATACTTCTTGGTGGCAGCATCTTGGTCAGACACAGGGTCAAGCAAATTGCTGATAGGCAGGGTCTCTGCATCGAAGTAGGTACCACCGGAATGCAGATGAAGCGCATTGTCAGCTGCATCGTCGATTGCTTCCTGAGCAATGAAGAACAACTGGTTGGCCGACAGGTCAAGGTCGGATTCAGTCAGCGTACTTGCATCCTGAAAGTCCACGACACGTGAAGTGTTCTGCGTTACCCGGTTGAACCGAATCGCAGCTAGATTAGCAGGAGCCGCATTGAATTGGATGGTTGTACTGTTGAACCACGTGTAGTCAGTGGTCACAGTCTGTAGGACACCATCCTCATAAACCTTTACGTCAGACTGGTTGATGTAGGCAGGCGTGAACGTGAAGTTCGTAGTCGCGCCATCACCAGTGTAGGTGTTATAGGATAAAGCCATTTGAATGTCCTCAGTTTAGAATTAGGTTACCCCGGCCTGCCAGCACTGAGCTGGCCTCCACATCGGAAGTGGCCGGGGATTTGTTTACTGCTTGTTGCTTTCAGGGAATTGCCCTACTGTCCAGTTCCACAAGTGAGTTGTTGCCCACGAGTTTGCCAGCGGCAGGGAGTACCTGATGTCGTTCATGTTGCGTTGCGCAAGTTGATAGTCATCATTGAAGATGGCTTTGGGAACAGCTACGGAAGTCTTCGCAAGCCGCTTCGACAGGTCAACGAATGGAGCACTGTCAATCGCGGTGTTGGCTAAGCCGGAACTACGGTATTCAAACTGTGGGTCTTGTCCCACTGCCCGTAATGCCAAGTCGATACCAGCAGGCATGAATGTCGCCCATGCGCTACGCTGGAAGCCAGCCTTCATTGCGTTCTCAGGAGTCAGCATCTTCTTTCGATACTCTTCAGCATCATCCCGAAGGGCAGACTTGAAGTACGTCTGTGAAGTCCAGCCAAGTGCGGCGAACATTGATGCCATCGTGAAGTTCTGAAACGTCTTGAGGTCACGGTGATGTGCACCATGGAGAGTCTGCTTGCCGAATGCGACCAGCATGAACCCACGGAACTGCAGAAGCAGGCCACCCAGTCTCGTGTTGCTGAGCCATGAGGTGGTACCTATGGAGTTCTCCTGTACAGCGCGACGAATGACACGACCGAGGCCATATCGAAACTTATCCATCGCTTCAGGGTCATCCCAGTTCTGAAGCATCGGGTTGTGTAACTTAGAACCCGGTGGAATTACCGCATGCTTCTTTATCTGCTTGTTGATAGCAGCCAGCTCACGCTTGCCGATACCAGCACCCTTCAACCTGTTAAGGTCGTCGGCTTCCAGTTGCTTCAGTCCCATTGCTGCATCAGTCAGACGCTGCGTGTAGACGATTGCGCCACTGCGTTGCTGGAACTCCAGTGCCATATGCATCGGTGCAAGCACAGCCCGGTTGACATCGTTCATCACCAAGTCTGACTTCGTACCATACATATTGAGAACAGCATCGCTGCCCGAGTCGTACCTTGTGTCGATGCGACCATTGGTGCGGTCGGTAGACAGTCCGGTCAGGTCTTCGATTACAGCTGCAGTCTCGTTGTCCAGCTTCCCATCAGCAGCACGCTTCAGGAGATTGCCGAACTCAGGCATCTGGCGCATGTAAGCACGGGTGCCTACGGTTGCCATGGTGGTGCCCTGCTCGCTCATCTGAGCAAAGACAACCTGTCCCATCAAACGACTCACGTTCCAGTTCTTCAACCGGCGCGTGCGTACAGTCCACTTGTCGCTTGGGTCATGCAGTGGTGTGCCCACAGTCCTGTCGAACATCATCCGAATGGATGTCTCCGCACTATTGAATGCGTTGTCGTCAGGTCGGCCACCAGCATCGTAGTGTTGTCGTCTTGCTGTATCCAGCAGTCGGTCAAGGTCACCACGTGAACGCATGTGCATCGGAGTGCCATGAGTACGTTCAGCCACAGCAGCCATGCCACCAACATTACGGACGTAATGCTGAGCAAGCACACGAGCATCCCGCACAAACATATCGGTCAGCTTCACTGCTTCCATCTCGCCAGTTTCGAGGTTGCGGTATTGCTTCTCCACATCCACATCCATCAGCAAGCGTTTCTTAGCGCGAGCTGTGGTGTTGGCGTTCTTGCCTTCCTTTGTCTCCCGGGTCATGGCGCGTACAAACGCAAGTGCATCTTCATCCGTCACACCCACATCTTTCAACACACCCTGCACATACTCGATGCTGTCGATGCCGAGGTCATGATACTGACCCTTGACACCTGCACCACGTAGCGCAATCCCATCGACGTAGCCCTTGGCTATCCTCTTCAGTACCGGTGGGTCGATATCAGGCTGTGCCTTACGGATGCCAGATTCAACCATATCCATGACAGCTTCACGTCCATACTTCTGCTGCAAGTCCTGCACAGCGAACTGGTCGTGGATACGGGGGATGTATTCATCCGATGTATCGAAGTCACGGAAGCCTTCAACATCGTAACGAGCTGCACGGTCGGCAGTGTCATTGATGGATTTACTGAAGGCTGCAGCAGCTTTGTGAACTGCCGGGGAGTTACTGTTACCGAACTCAACGTGGTCGCTTACTTCACGACCGAACTTCTCTTTGAGTTCAGGCTTCCAGCGGAGGTACTTCGGAACACCCATCTCTTCCATCCACTCAGGTTCAGCGATGTTGTAGACACGGGTGAAGCCCACTTCATTGATGTTGTTGTTGGTGATACCAATCTCACTGGCTGACACTTCAGAGACAGCGTGCCCCTTCTTGCCAACAGAGTCTTCACCGATGTGGTCACCGATGACGGCATGCAGCTTGCTTGGGCTGGCCTGCGATGTAGCATGTAGGTCATACCGGATGCGTGGCATCTTGCCTTGGTTCTTACCACCGAAGCGAACGAACACGGACTCAGGATGTTGGTTAACGTAATCACTCAGCTCAGGAGTAATGTTGTCGAGGTCAACGTCACCGAACTCACCGGCCCGGTTGACACCAGCAGCACCAACAGAACCACCCGTAGGCTCGTCTGCTTTCGCAGCATCACGGGCATCTAGCAGCTCATCCTTCAGCGTAGCCAGCTCGTCGAGAGCGGTAGCCTTGGAGGTAGCATCATCACCATAAGTCTTTGCAGCCTTACGGATAGCCTTCTCCATGGCCGGTAGCATTTCCTCAAATGATTCGAGGTCAGGGTTGCGGCTGTTACCAACCACATCCTTGTAGCCATCAGGGTCAGCTTCGCGGAATGCTTCCATCAGGTCGCGCTTTGCTTTGCCGAAGTCCTGCTCAGCCTTGATGCTTAGCTTCTGGGTCAGACCAGCAGTGCCATCACGGACAGACTTGATGAATGAAACCTCATCACCAATCTCATCCAGTGAATCAACCGCACGCTGTGGATTGAGGCGTGCATCTTCTTTGACTATGCCTTGACGGGCAATGGCTTCATCGACTTGCTTCAGCTCAGCATCGAAGTCACGAGCGGGAGTAGGAGCAGGAGCAGCTTCAGGCTCAGGTGTTGCAGCCTTAGGCTTCTTCTTCAGTGACAGCGTTTCTCTCTGCTTCACTTCGACTTCAGTGACTGCAGCGATGTGTGCATCAAGTTGTTCAGCGTGTTGCTCAACAACGGTACGACCAGACTCAGGCATCTTCTCAATCGGAGGAGGTGTAGAGTCACCGGCCTCGTCGCGCACCTTGTCACCGATGATAGCTTCATCGACTTGCTTCAAGCGTTCGACTGAACCGTCCTTCTGTTCATCAGCAATCTTCTTTGCCAGTGTACCGGGGTTGCCCTTGGAGAAGATGGCACCGAAGCCACCACCAAGTACAGCACCGATTGCAGCAGCGTACATCAGGTCTTCATTCGTGCGAGTCACAGAGCCTTCCTTGATTACAGCTTCAAGGGCAGCATTCTCTGCACCCGACAGTGTTCCGGCAGCTACGATAGCTTTCAAGCGGTTGAGCTTGTAGGCTGCTGCAGCTACACCACCTGTCGTTATACCGAGAGCGATTGCACCCTCATCGAACATGGCAGCAGAGAACTGTGAAATCATACCGGGCAGGCCATACTTATTTAGCTCTGCCTGTTGAAACCTCTCTTCTTCAAACCGTCCCTTCAGGAACTGTGCATGCTCATGGTTGATGGCACGCTCAGCGAGAATCGTATTCAGTTCTTCACGCTGTCCTTCTGGCACGTTGTAATTCAATTCATCGAGGTGGTCAGCAGGGTTGTAATTCGAGTCAGGTGTAAAACCCTTCTCAGCCTGCATGCGAGCCAGTGAGGCCACGGTGGACTCAAGGTCACGGGACATAGACCACATGTCCTGCAAACCATCAAGTCCAGCCATGCGGCCACCTTCCTCAACGACACCAACGGTTGACTCTTTATCTTTCCCTTCCAGCGGAAAGTATCGAGTACGCTCACCGATCTCTGGTGATACGTCCGTGTGGCTACCGAAGAGTCCACCTTCATCTGATGCGGGTTCCTGTGAAACTTCTGCAGGGGCACTTGCATCAACCGGTGCGGATTCCTGTGAAACTTCTGCAGGGGCACTTGCACCGGGGTCAGGGTTCTCTTCGTCCCATACTGGGATAGGCTCACGGTTCACATCAGCCATAGCGAGTTGCGCTCTGTGCTGTTGTGCTGGTGTTAAGCCTTCTGCCTTTACGTCAGCCATTGGTGTCTTCCTCTTGGGTTATGGAGCGATAGATGTCTCCAGATTTTCGATGTTGCTTTGCTGTTCTGCTTTCGCATTGTCAGCGGCTATCCGCTTGTTGCGCATCCAGTAGGCATGCTCACGTCGGGACATTACTTTGGGCTTCTCGGATTGAACCTGTTGGTTCTCGTAGTCAGCTACCAGTTGTTTCCGGTTGACTGTCTTCGGGTGCGAGTAGTCGAACTCCTTGTTGTAAACAACGACAGGAGTGCCGTCTTCCTTCATCACCATCCACTCGTCACTCGTCTTGTCATACGGGTTGGGTTGCAGAGTGTAGTGGCCTGAGCCATTCACCTTGTCACCTTCCCAGTCTGCAGTCAGCTTGTCGGAGTAAGCCTGAGCGATGTCGTTGAAGTTACCGGGCAGCGGAACGCCACCGTGGTACGTGTAGATGTACTTGTCGTCAGCATCCTGCATCACGGAGTGGTTCTTGTGGAACACCACCATGCTGTGCTCAAGAGCTTCCTTCGCCTCGGAGCCAGTCAGACTGATGTACAGCTTTGCGCCTTCCTTCACACGGTCACGCACATAGCCAGCGTTGTGCACAGTGCCATCGAACAGAGACCACTTCACATCGACGTTGTTGATAATCTCGTCGTCGATCTTCTTGTCGTAGTACTCGCTCTCAGTCTTCATCACACGCTCAGCTATCTCAGGGTCACCCATGGTCATCAGAGCAGCCCGGGCCGACTCAGGGTCGATGCCGCGAGTGACCATTGCGTCATAACGCTTGAACGCAATCATCTTCTCGTCGTTGACATTTTGGTACAGGAACTCAGGACTGGTCTGCTGGTAACGCTGGGTCAGCTCGACAGCTTCAAACCACGCAGGCCCATCCATCGGTGTTACCGAATTGAACAAGTCCTTGTGCGGCTCAAACATCATGCCGTTCTGTAGACCCTTGCCAATTACGATGGCATGAGTTGCAGGCATAGTCTCAGGAGTAGCAGCGGCATACTGTTCACGACCGAACTTCGTCATGCCAGCAACCTGTTCCTTCTCGGTGAGCTTCAGTGCAGCACCCTTGTACATTTGACCATTAG